CAACTTTAGCACTCCATGCTTCAACTGTATCAGCGTTTCTAATTAACATATCTAAGATTTCAAGATCAATTTCCATTGAAATGTACTCACTTAAGATAGAAGTTAATTCTGATTCAGCGTCAATTGAGTGATAAGCATTCAAGTCTTGAGCGAACTCAGGAGTCCATTGTGCTTTCAATTTACGTGTTTTAGCAGCAACTGTATCGCTTCTCATTTGAACATTGATTTCTGGAATCTTCATGTTTGAGTTACTAGTACCACCTGCTGTAGTAGAGTTTTTACCTTCTTCAAAGTCACCAACATCATCTAAGTTGCTAGGTCCTCTGTAGTAATGTAAAACTGTTGTATCATCAGCTGGAGTTTGTGAACCATCTGCAACGTGTGCATAGTTATCTCTTTCAACTACTATCTCAAGATGCCCATCAGCATTTAATCTAGTATATTGTGGATGTGTAACTAAACCTGCTCCTGAAGAGGATACGATTTGGAATGATCTTACTGATTCAGGATCAAAGTCAGTGAAAGATGCTGTTGATATTCTATAAGTAACTAAAGTATCATTTGCATCATCAAATTCACCTGCTTTTGAAGCTGAAAATTCAGTATCAAAATTTAAGATACCAGTATAAGCAGCTGATGCTGTTACGAATGTACCTGTTGTAGGAGTTGTGTTTGCAGCTAATACATCTAATGTTACTGAAGCTGATTGAGCTGAGTAACCAAATTCACCTGCTCCGTAAAGACCAGTGTTAAAGTTACCGTCAGTTCTCTTAAGGTCTCCTGTAGCACCATAAAGAGATTCGTCTGCTGATTTGAAAGGACTATTTGATCCATATTGGAAATCAAGATAGAAAATCAAACCTGCTGGTAAATTCATTGGTTGAACTGAAATTAAGTCCTTTGCAACGATTTCACCAAATACTCTTCGTACTAACGGAAGAGCAACACCTGCCCATGCTTCTGAGTTTGAACCTTGTGTAATAGAAGTAGAAGTACCCGTAGTGTTAGCTTCGTTTACTAATTGCTTCGCTTGGTTCTCAAGTAACATAGACATGTTGTTTTTTTCTGTTGAAGATTCAATTCCTTCTAAAAGTCCTGATTTTTCCCATTTACCCGCTAATTTAGCTGATTGCTCGGAAAGAACTTTATAAGGAGCTGCACCTTCTAATAAATTGTTTACGTCCATTTTTTTAATTTTTTAAAATGTTTTGTTATTGATTAATTTTAATGTTTGCTAGTTTTTGCATTCTAGTCACCATATCATTTGATTCGTTAAGAACTGGTTTCTTTGGAGCTGTAGATAATCCTGCAGCTTTAGAAGCCATTCCTAGACTTTCTTTGATTGATTTTTTAGGAGTTGTTTTTTTAGTTGACTTAGCAACAGTAAACGTATCCTTAATTGTTTCGTAAATTAACTTAGCTTCTTTAATGTTTGACGCATTGTCTAAAGTTTCAACTACACGTAGTTTCTGTCCTTCATTCAAATTGTTAGCTTTAAAGATTCTGTTAACATACAATAATTTAGAGTTTAACAAATTAACTTCGTTAAGTTCAGATTTAACTGCTTCAAAAGCTGCTTTAGTTTCTTCAAGTTCGTTTTGAACTGCTTCAGCGTTAATTTCTTCTTTTTCATGAAGAATTGTTTCTTTGATTCTGTTAAATAATTCCGACATTTGGTCATAGTTTTCATCTGCTCTACCACATCCAGGTATATACGGATTGTCTTTACAAAATTTTACCCAATCAGCATCATACTCTTTTAAAGTATCTTCTGTAGATTCAGTTACATCATCTTCTGTTTCATCTAAATTATTAATTTCCTCAAGAAGAGAATCTAGGTTAAAATCTTTATCTTCTTGAATGTTTGTTACCTTGTAGCCAACGTTTTGAACATCAGTTGCTTGTGCATGTACTTTTTCTTGATATCCTTCGTCAACTTCTTCTTTGTCTTCGTTGTCTTTAACTTCATCTAAATCTTCTTCTTTAGCTTCATCTACAGTTTCTTCGTCTGTATCTTTAGCTTCGTCCAAATCTTCTTCTTTAGCTTCGTCAACTGTTTCTTCTTTTGAGTCTTCACCTTCTTCTAACTCTAATTCGTTAAGAATTTCTTCCAAATCTATTTCCTCATCTAGATCAGTTACTTCCTCACTTACTTCTTCTTTATCTTCCATGTAAGTTTCCTCAATTTCTTCTACGTTTTCTTCTATTTCTTCTTCTTCATTTAATTCTTCAGAAAGTTTAGCAGATAACATAGATTGTAATCTTGGTGTGAAAGCTTCTTCTAGTGCGGCCTTAGCATTTGCAAGAGCAACTTCACGAACTGCCTTAGCGTCAGCGATTGCCTCTTTTAAAATGTTTTTTGCCATTTTACTTTGGTTTTTTCTCTTTCGAGTCTCGTTAATTAATTG